AGACCATATTGAATATAATACATATGAGGATGGCGAAGAAGCAAGAGTAGACGAAGCAATTCGGCTACTATGCGACGAAGGTAACATATGGCTAGAATATGTCCCAGAATACGATTTAATGACGTTAGAGGCAATCATAGAAGAACATAAGCTTAAACATAAGACATCACACGTTTTCTTCGATTATATCCACACAACAATTGAATTATTGAGCGAATTTGCTGAAAAATCAGTGGTTAAAATGGTTGTTAGAGAAGACCAGGTATTAGCACAAGTATCAACTACATTAAAACATTTTACAAGGAAATATGATATTTCTCTTGATACAGGGACACAAGTTTCTGGGGATTTTAAAAATGCTGATAATAGAGATAGCACGATTATTCGTGGTTCTAAAGCTATTGCGGATAAGGGGGATGGATGTTCTGTTGCTATGCCACCTACCGCTATAGAAATGAAGAAAATAGACGCAATATTAAGAGCAAGAATGGGAAGTCCAAAACCAAACTTAGTAATTTCCGTTTATAAAAACAGAGGGGGGAAATGGAATGACATTAAAATTTGGTTATATGTTGATTATGGTACAATGAGAGTCTTTGACCTTTTTGTTACCGACAATGATTATAAATTAGATGGGGAAAAGGTTTTAGGATTAAATAAAACATATATTAACATTGAAGAAGAAGGAATTGCGTTTGAAAAACCTACTGAGGTAAAAGTTTACTAGAAGGAGCGTGATTTCATGTTAAATAAAGACGATGTGCTAGAGAGATTTGAAACACAACATGTCTTGAAATTAATGGAAGAGGAAGGGGAGTATCCCTTTAAAACCGAGAGTGAAAAAGGTCAAATATGGTTTAAAACAATTTGTCATACTGGTGACCTAACTAAGAAAAGCAATAAATTATGCTATTTTGAGGAAAGCAAAACATTCTTTTGCTATACCGAATGTGGTTCAATGAGTATATTTAACTTCGTTATGCAAGTTAGAGGCGTAGAGTTCTCAAGTGCTGTTGAGTTTATTGGGGAGTTAGTTGGGATGAATCAGAGGGTTGGTCTTGGTATTACTAGTAATAGAAACAACCACAAAGAAATAAATTCAGAAATGAATATAATTAATAAATATACTAAAATGAGAAATAAAAAACCTAGCCCCCCTTTAACTGTTCTTAAAGGAATAAAAAATCCAAACATATTAGATTATTTTGAGAAAGACGTATTCTATGAGGGATGGTTAAACGAAGGTATTGGATTTAAAACTATGATTGACTTCAATATTTTATGGTATGAGTCTCAAAAAGCGGTTATAATTCCACATTTTAATCAAAAGGGTAAAATAGTTGGTATTAGAAGAAGAAGCTTATTGGAAGAGAACGTAAAAAGTAAATATATGCCACTTATCCTAGAAGGTCAAATGTATGAGCACCCTTTAAATTCAAATTTATACGGTCTGTATGAACATATACAAACAATTAAAAGATTAAGAAAGGTTGTTATTGTAGAGTCCGAGAAAAGTGTATTGTTGGCACATGAATATTATGGCGAAAATACTTTTGTTATAGCAACATGTGGTTTCAATATATCAAAGTGGCACATAAGGACGTTACTTTCTTTAGGGGTTGAAGAAATTATTATAGGGTTTGACAAAGATTTCGACATAACTTCATTTGAAGACGCGGACGCTAAGAGTGCCGTTTTTAAACAGTTTCTTTCATATAAAAAAAGAATAATCTCATTAGCACAGAAATTAACCCCTTATTTTCGTACTTTTGTACTTTGGGATGAATATAAAAAGTTAGACGTTAAAGACTCCCCTTTTGATAAAGGACAAGAAGTCCTAGAGTTTTTAATGAAAAACAAAGTAGAAATGACAACAGAGATTGAAGGGTATGAAGAACCTAAAAAACAAACAAATAAAAGGAGAATATAAGTTGGAAAAACTATATTGGAAAATAAAACACGATTGTAAATTTGACGTAAATGACGATTATATGGAAACAATTCTAAAATCAAAAGGAATTGAGGATATTGGAAGATTTTTAAATGTAAATAAAAACGATACTCATAGCCCATCTTTATTTAAAAACATAGATAAAGGATTAGATATATTTCATAATTCTTTAGGAAAAGGGAAGAAAATATATGTACAACCAGACAGTGACGTAGATGGATATACATCGTCAAGTTATATGGTACAATTTATAGCGGATGTAAGTCCAGAAACAGAAGTAGTTTTTAGCGTTCACACAAATAAAGAACATGGTCTATTATATAAAGATATTAAACATTTAGAGAACGTGGATTTATTTATAGTTCCAGACGCAAGTGTTGAGAGTGAAAAGGAATGCTTATTAATTAATGAGAATTTCACAGCGCCTATATTAATACTAGACCACCATGAGATTATTACTGAAATATTACCGTATACTACATTAATTAACTGTATGGACGGACAATACCCTAACCCCACATTATCTGGCGTAGGGGTTGTACATAAATTTTGTTTGGCTTATTGCGAGAAATATGGACTAAACGAAAACTATGCCAATCAATTTATAGACTTAGTGGCTTTAGGTATGATAGCGGATAGTGTAGATATGAGAAACTTAGAAACTAGATACTATACTTTAGAAGGACTTAAAGAAGAAAATAGAAAAAACTTATTTATTAAAGAATTATCTAGTAAATTTGCTGACGATATGAAATTGGGACATACAATAACATCTTATGGTTGGGTTTTAGCCCCTAAAATTAACGGGTGCGTGAGATACGGCAAACCAGAAGAACAGTTAAACTTATTCAGAGCAATGTGCGGTGAAGTCGAAGATTCAGCATATCAACCTAGAAGACCAAATGGCTCAGATAAAAGTCTACCTAAACCACCTATTGAAACTCATTCATTGCAAAAGACTATGGCTAGAGTTAGTGCAAATGCAAAAGCAAGACAAGATACAGAAGTTAGAAAAGTTATGAAAGAAATTGACATTAAAATCGAATCTCAAAAATTACAGCAAGACTCAGTTATTATTGTAGATGGTACTGAATTATTAAAAAAGAAAACTTTAAGTGGGTTGGTTGCTAACAAACTTACCAACAAATATAAAAGACCTGTTTTGATATTAAATAGAATGGGTGCCAAAAATGTAACGCTTAAGGAAGGGGCTGTGATTGAGGATATTGAAATTGGTGACGATAGTAATAATTATAATGACTCAAAACTTGAAAAAGCCGATGTTATTGTAAATGAAGATTCAACTAAAGAACTTAAAGACGATGATATTATATTTGGTGGTTCCGCAAGAGGGTATTCTAAAGGCAAAATTAAAAACTTAAAAGAATTTATGTTTTCTACTGGTTACTTTATTAAGTGTGCAGGTTAACATCATGGCCTGAACATGCCTTTTCCTTATTATCGTAAGGGGTATATCCTATATTTGTATATGATATGCTAACGGGGAACCCTAAGTCTTAAATAGATATGGAAATCCCGTGGGAAAGTTGTTGTATGATTTCAAGAGGTTTAATTGAAAAAATATATATATAAAATTACTAATAAGATTAATGGAAAGTCATATGTAGTTCAAACAAGTAATCTAAAAAAAAGATTCCTAGACCATAGAAGAATGGCAAAAAATTCTTCGGCTATTTAAAAAAATTGTCAAAAACTCTCGTGAATTCATTCATGAGATGAATTGGCTTGAGCGGGAAGCACGTGACTTTAGTCATGTGTAGTTCACAGAGAGCAATAGTAAAGTATGGAATAGAGAGTTTTATCTTTGAAATGATAGATTATGGGGAAAACTATAATGAACTAGAAAAAAATATATTAAAAAATAATTATATAACAACTAATCCTGTAACGACTATTCCCTTAATAGGGAAGTAGAGTCACTACTGATACGTGGCAAGGTTCTAGGAAACGAAGCCTTTGAAAATCGAAACGGGTGTGCATATTTTAAGTTTTTTACTGTAAAATATGTAAGAGATAGTCTGTGCCATTGGAAACAATGGATTCCACATGCACGCTGGAGCTTTTGGTATAGAGATTTGCGATAAAAACATTGACAAAGTTAGAAATTTATGTAATAATAAGATAGGCAAGGAAGATTTAGTTACTGTTCATGAAGTAGATTATGAAATTAAAGCTTCAAACCTAAAAAACTCAGCAATAAGCGAAGTTGCAGAGGCATATGCGATTTGGGGAAATCAAGTTGACGAGCCTAATTTTGTAATTACAGATGTTGACGTTGACGCAAAAGATATTAAAGGTTATGGGGAGCACAATGGTTTTATTAAATTTAAATTTAATGACGTTGACTTTATTAAAAATTATTGCTCAAAAGGGGATATAGATGAATTAACGCAATCAGATAGAAACATCTTAGGGGAAAATAAAAAGAAACTTAAGATTACCATTATAGGACATTTTACATTTAATATGTACGAAGGTAATAAATATCCTCAAGTTAAAATATCTTCGTTCTATAGTGAGGAAAGACTAGAAAAAACAGAGGATGAATTATCTTTTGAAGATGTTTTTTAGAAAATTAAAAAGAAAGGAAAATTATTATGCCTAGAGTTAATAAAGAATATATGAGCAATCATAATCATTGCGAAGACTCTAACTTCAAAATGAAAGATTCTGTAATTAGAGCCGAAGATATTGTAAACCACGCAATTAAAATGGGATATAGTGGCGTTAGTATCACAGACCATGAAACATTATCATCACATATTAGAATTTCACAGAGATATCACTACTTAATGGATTTGAAAAAGAAATATGACGACCCAGATATTGATAATACGTCGGAAGATGAAAAAGAAATGCAAAAAGAAATGTCACTGCTCGAAATCATGCCTAGCAACTTTAAATTGGGGCTAGGCAATGAAATCTACTTGATTGATGATATAGTAGATGTAACCGAAAACTATGTGAGTGGTGTAACTAAATACTTCCATTTTGTATTGCTTCCTAAAAATGCAAAAGGTCACGAACAATTAAGACAAATATCATCTTCCGCTTGGGGTAATTGGTTTAGACAAAATGGGGTTGAAAGAGTGCCTACTGTGAAAAGTGACCTAGTAAGTATTATAGGTGAGAATAAAGGAAATTTAATTTCTACTAGTGCTTGTCTTGGGTCGGAATTTAGTAAATTAATTCTTGATTATGCATATGGATATGAAGGTTCAAAGGTCAAACTACATAGATTTATAACGTGGTGCATAAATACTTTTGGGAAAGAAAACTTTTTTATTGAGTTACAACCAACTTTTGAAATGCCCCAAGAGGATTTTTTAACTAGTCACCCACAAATAATAGCTAATGTTAATGCTGTTAAAATTGCTAAAGCATATGGGTTAAGCACTACAGTTACTACAGACTCTCATTATTTGAAAAAAGAACATAGGAAAATTGTGCATGAAGCATATCTACATTCAGACGAAGATAATTCAAACAATAGAGAACTTGGTGACTTTTATGCAACAACTTATATGATGAGTAAGAATGAATTGTATGATTTATTGTGTAACCATTTAGAAGAAGAAGACGTTATAAATGCTTTTAAAGGAACAATGTTAATACATGATATGATTGAAGATTATGACCTTCATCAAGACGTTATTGTGCCTAGAGATAAGAATATTCCAGAATTTGACGTTAAAGGTTTATTTGAGGATTGGTATGAAGAATGTCCTTATATAAAAAAATTTGCTGAATCAGAGGACGTCCAAGAGAGATATTTTTTGTACAAGTGTGAAGAGGGGTTTTTGAATAAAAGACAAGAGTTTAATGACGTGAACATAAAAAGAATTAATATAGAAATGGAAGAAATATGGGAAGCTAGTAATAGAATTAACATGAGAATTGCCCCTTATTATATATTAGTTGAAGTTTTAGTTAATAAAATAATGTGGAATATATCTTATGTTGGGGTAGCACGAGGTAGTGTGACTGGATTTTTTGTCGCATATTTGATGGAAATAACGCAAATGAATCCAATAAAATATGACTTACCACATTGGAGACACCTTAAAGTAGCTTAAATTTTAAACTTTTACGCTCTCATGAGAGATATCAAAGTTTAAAGTCATTAGAAAAATACAATAGGGGAATATTATAGTAATATAATATGTTAAGTTTTGTGAACACGTTGGTTACGTGGTGTTTAGTTAATTCTATGCTAACGGTGAAAGTCTAAGTCCGAAAAGATATGATAATACCGTGCCAAGCAAAAATAAAAAATATTTTTGAAGGTGTAACGACTATCCCAAAGGGGAGTAAGATGGATAATAACCACCATTTGAAGCGCAAAACACCCAATCATTAAGTTGAGGGTGAAGATATAGTCTAGCCTTTATGGAAACATAAAGTATAAGCGAAGCAAATTAAGACCAGAGTTGCCTGAACAATATTGGGCATTGAGTGTGAACCTCGCTAGAGGGTGTGTATAGATAATCATATCTATATGCTATCGGTATCAGTTGAATAAGACTTCTATACATGCCTTACAAGGGGATTATAGATATAAAAAAGACGAAGCCACTGACTAAGAAAGCCTAAAGTCCTATTTTAATAGGATAGTTGGTAATACCGAGCCAAGTTACAGTACAATATATCTCGATATAAAGGGGATATAAAATGAGCGAAAGATTAGCGATAATTTATAAAATAACAAATATTAAAAATAATTACATATATGTTGGTTCTACAACAAAAACACTAGAAGAAAGATTTTGTGCACACCTTCATAAGTCAAAGACAGATTTTGATAAATATCTTCTATATAGTGACCTATTGGAACAAGACGAAAAAGATTTTATAATGGTTGCTTTAGATACTAGTTTGATTAAGCATCGTTTTATAATTGAGGCATATTGGACTAAAAAATTACTAGAAGAGGGAAATGCTATGTATAATATGAAACAAGGTAATACGCACACGCAAAATACAAAGCAAAGACTATCTGAATCAAGACAAGCAAGTGGGTTTGATTATTCTTCTAATGAGTTTAAAGATAAAATGAGATTAGCAACCTCTGGAATAAATAATGGTATGTATGATAAGAAAGACGAAAATGCCGTAAATGGTAGGATAGTTGTTGCATTGGACGATAATGGTAATGTATTTAAAACATTTAATTCAGTTAAAATGGCAACTCAATTCTTAAATACAAAAGGACATACCGCATTAGGTAAAGCTTGTAGAAACAACGAGAAATATAAAGGATACTATTGGAAAAAAGAATGGGTTAATCGCTGATATATTGTACGATAAAAGGTTTAACGACTATTCCGCAAGGAAGTAGATGTAGATTTAAGCACTACATCGAAGCGCATTCACTATTTATTAAAGATAAATAGAAGATATAGTCTAATCCCACTATTAAATTAGTGTTAAAGTATCTCGAAAGAGAGGGTATAAATGGATATAGATTTAGATTCAGAGTCGTCAAAAAGGCAACAAATATTCCAAGCAATGAAAGATTATTATGGGGTACTTAATGTTTTAAATATTCTTACTTTAAGAACAGAAGGGACTAAAAGTGCTTGTTTAACGGTTTGTAGAGGTTTTAATATAGACACTGATACTTCACAAGCAATAGCGGATATGATTCCCTTTGAACGTGGGGCAAATTGGTCTTTAAATGATTGCTTTAAAGGAAATGAGGAAAAGGGAAGAGGTAAACTTACTGAGTTTATAGACGCAATAGCAAAACATGAGGGTTTGAAAGAGGCAATGTTTTTGATAGAAGGTTTGGTTTGTGGAAGGTCAATTCATGCTTCTGGTGTATATGTTTTCGATAATGGATACTTACTTCAAAATAGTAGAATGAAAGCCCCTAATGGTACTGATATTACGTGTTGGACTATGAATGATTCGGATTATTGTGGTGGGTTGAAAATAGACGTTCTTACAATCCAAGCTTTAGATAAAATACATATTACAATGGATTTACTAGCTGAACATGGATTGATAGAACAACAACCAACAATGAAAGAAACTTATAATAAATATATCCATCCAGACGTTTTAGAATATGAAAATAAAGAAATGTGGGAAATGTTGGGTGAGAATAATTTAATAGACGCTTTCCAGTTCGATACTGATGTTGGTAGTGACGCGGTAAGAAAGGTTAAACCTACAAATATTTTAGACTTAGCTGTAGCAAATAGTCTAATGAGGCTTATGGCTGATTTAGGAAATGAAAGCCCCATTGACACCTACGTTAAGTTTAAAAACAATATTACTCTTTGGTATAATGAAATGAGAGATTTTGGGCTTAACGAAGAAGACGTTAAAGTAGTTGAAAAACATTTATTAAAATTATATGGGGTTGCTGATACTCAAGAAGTTGTAATGCAAATGGTAATGGACGAGAAAATTAGTGGTTTTGATATTCCTTTAGCGAATAAAGTTAGAAAAATTATAGCAAAAAAGAAAGCCTCTGAAATAGATAGCATGAGAGAATTCTTTTATAAAAAAGCTAAAGAAATAAACCCAACTTCGAAATTAGCCGAATATATATGGGGGGTACAAATTAAACGTCAACTTGGCTATAGTTTTAGTCTCAATCACACAATGCCATATTCAGCAATATGTGTACAAGAAATGAATTTAGCACATAGATATAATAAGATATTTTGGAATACA